TCGTAAAAAGTTTGTTCCTTTATTTACTGACGTTCTCAAAACACAATTGTTACTAAAGGGTATTATTGCTCCAGACGATTGGCCTAAAATGCAAGAACACATTCAGTATGATTTTCTACAAGATGGTCATTTTGCAGAGTTAAAGGATGCAGAACTTTTAGAAAACAGACTTAATCAACTACAAACAGTTGAAGCTTATATTGGTACTTTCTTCAGTAAAGAGTATGTATTGAAGAAAGTATTACGCATGAACGATACAGAAATTCAAGAAATGCGTGATCAGATTAAGAAAGAGCTGGATACTGATCCATTGGATGGTGGAATTGTTGTACCGGCCGGTGGTGACGGTATTCAAAGAATTCCAGTTGGCCCTGATGGAATGCCATTAGACCCAGAAATGCCTGCTGATGATAGGGCAAAGATGGCTCTTGGTATACCACCAGAAGAAGAGGGGGGTGAAGCTCCGCCTGAAGAAGAACCAGTAGAAGATGATTTAGAAATTGATAAAGGGTTTCTTGTTAAGAACGGTTTGAAAGGAAGAAAAAAATGAGTAGAGAATTTGTAGACGCATTGTCTAAAGAAGATAATTTAGGAGCGGAAGCTGCTTTTAAATCTTCAATAATTTCAAAGGTTGGAGACAATCTTGAACGAATAAGGAGAGATTTAGCAAATACTTTTGTGAAAACCATGAAAGTAAAAACTAGGGCAGAGGATTAGGATGTCCCAAAAATTTAATAATGTTTATACTTCCGTAATCGAAAAGGATGAGCATAAAAAATCTCGACAATATAAGAAACTTCCTCCCAAGATGAAGGATGCTGTTGATGAAATTTTTAAAAAAATGGATTCTAAACCTTCAGATTTCCTAAATAGTTTCGAGAAAAGTATAAAAGAAACATCAAAAAAATTTAAAGTTCCTGAAAAGGATGTTATGAATTATTTTGAAAAAGAAATGTTGTCAATCTAGGAGTAAATAATGGCTTTTAAATTAATCAGACATTGTGGCGGAATTACTACTTCAACGACGACCGATGATGCTGCTCATGAACTGGATCTTACAACATTAACTCCAGGCGGAGCTTATAAAGTCAGTGAATATGCAGGCCAAGATTGTTGGGTCAGAATTACTAATGAAGGAACTGCTGTTACTGCTACAACTGGTCATTATTTAAGAGCAAATACTTCAATTGTTATAGTACCAGAAGAGCGTCCCTTATCAGTAAGTATTACTTCTGCAACGAATGCAAATCCTGCTGTTTTAAGTTGTAAAGAACACGGATTTGCAGCTGGTGATCAGGTTGCCATGTCAGATTGTAGTGTTGCAGCATGGAATAGTCTTATAACTGATGTAAACGTATCTTCTGTTACCGCAACAACAATTACTATTGCTCCTAATTCAACATCAACTGGAACTTTTACATCAGGAACGTTGCGTTCTAATTTTAATATTTCAGTAATGAATGAAACGGCGAGTTCTGATGCTGCTATTTACGTAGAAGAGATCGTACAAGGACATCCAGGCTTATGAACACGGTAAAACTAATATCTGAAGCTGTAGAAAATGTAAAGTTTATCACCGAAGAAAAAACGGGAGGGGGTAAAAACTATAAAATTCGTGGTATTTTCATGCAGGCGGATGTAAAGAATCGTAACGGCCGTGTATATCCAATGGACATATTGAAAAAAGAAGTTACGAAATATAATAAGAATTTTATTCAACAAAATCGGGCATTTGGGGAACTGGGGCATCCAGACGGACCAACAGTCAATCTGGAAAGAGTGTCCCATATGATTACAAGTTTGACACCTGATGGCAAGAATTTTATTGGCGAAGCAAAAATCATGGAAACACCTATGGGAAAGATAGTTAAAAATTTAATGGATGAGGGTGCAAAACTAGGTGTTTCTTCTAGAGGTATGGGAAGTTTGAATCAAAAAGGCGGAGCCAATTATGTAAGAGATGATTTTTATCTCGCAACAGCTGCTGATATCGTAGCAGACCCATCCGCACCTAATGCTTTCGTAGAAGGTATTATGGAGGGGAAAGAGTGGGTTTGGAATAATGGATCACTTGTTGAAGCACATGTTGCGGAATTAAAAAAGAAATTTGACGTTAAAAAGCGTCAAAATGAGGCGAACATAAGAGCACTAGAGTTCGCTAAATTCCTCAAAATGTTATAATTTATAAATATTAATTACAAAAAAGGTAAGGAGACACCCTATGTCCGAATTAGAAAAAACTATTGAAGAACTTGAGGCAGAAGTTCTAGCTGAACTTGAAGAAGCTGAAGACCCCACAAAAAAGGGAGCTGCTCCTGCTGCAAAGGCTGAGAAAATCAAAGAAAAAACCCCTGGCGGAAATGTTGAAGATTTAGGCGGCGATAGCGCTGATGAAGCTGATCCTCAAGCAGAACCAAATCCGGGCGGGAAAGTTTCTGCAAAAGCAAAAGAAGCTTCTGGAGATCCAGCACAGAAAGGTGAAGGTAGTCCTGATAAAGCAGAAAAAGTTACAGGCACTTCAGATGAAAAGAAATTAAAGCCTGGTGCTGGAAAGAATGCTGGCCCAGAGAAACTTGCTGCTGGATACAACTCTGATCATGATGGTGAAGAGTTGTCAGAAGCTCCAAGGACAAAAGCAGATCATCTTGCAATGTTTGAAAAGATGAAAGCTACAGAACTCAAGAACATGTATGCTGGTTATCAGAATTCTCTTGATGAGGCTGAGAATGCTGAAACAGAGGCAGAATTAGAGAAACTTGAGAATGCTAAGGCAGAGATTGAAGAGAAGATTAAAAACATCTCCGTTAAGGAAGATGTTGAGGCTCTTGTAGATGGCGAAGACCTTTCAGAAGAGTTTAAAAATAAAGCTGCTGCAATTTTTGAAGCTGCAGTTAAATCTAAAATACGGTCTGAAGTAGAACGTATGGAAAATGATTATCAAGATACAAAAAAACAAGAAACAGATACTTTCAAAGAAGAGCTTACTGAGAAGGTAGATACTTATCTCAACTATGTTGTAGAGGAATGGACCAAGGAAAATGAGTTAGCAATCGAGCGTGGATTAAAAGGTGAGATTGCAGAAGACTTCATTTCTGGACTGAAACAGTTGTTTGAAGATCATTATATTGATGTTCCAGACGAAAAATATGACGTTCTGGAAGCACAATCTGAAAAAATTTCCGAGTTAGAAGAAAAGTTAAATGAAACAATCCAAAAGAATGTTGAACTTAACGGATCTAAAAATAATCTAGTTCGTGAACAGGTTATTTCTGAAGTTTCTGAAGATTTAGCCGACACAGAGATTGAAAAGTTCAAAGACTTGACAAAAGACGTTGAATTTGGTGATGAAGAGTCCTTCCGAGAAAAACTTGATGTTCTGAAGGAAAGTTATTTCCCGAAAACTCAAACGTTAACAAGTACAAGAACATTTGATGATGAAGATGGTAGCACCGCACAGGACGTTGATACGACAGATACCATGCGTAAGTATATGTCTGCTATCAGTCGTGATCAAAAGGCGAGTGCATAAAATAAACATTTTATTATAAAAGATGTAAAATAAAAGGAGAAACAAATGTTTCAAACAGAACATCTACAAGAAAAGTGGCAGCCAGTCCTAGAACACCCTGATCTTCCTAAGATTGAGGATTCTTATAAGCGGGCAGTTACCACTCTTATTCTTGAAAATCAAGAAGCTGCTCTTAGAGAGGATAAAAGCTTTCTTTCAGAAGCAGCTCCAACTGTTAGTACAGGTGGACAATTTGATACATGGGATCCGATTCTAATCTCATTGGTTCGGCGTGCAATGCCTAACCTTATTGCTTATGATGTATGTGGTGTGCAGCCAATGACAGGACCAACTGGTCTTATCTTTGCGATGCGGTCTACATATTCCTCAATGGACGGCGCAGAAGCCCTTGTTGATGAAGCAGATAGTGGTATTGCTAACGATGATGCCGCTGGTGATCTTACTTCATCCGCAATGACAGGTAGTAACCCTGCTATTCTGAACGATAGCTCGCCTGGTACTTACTTGTCACCAACAGGTATGACTACTGCTCAGGGTGAAACTTTGGGTGATTCAAGTGGTAATGCTTTCGCAGAGATGGCGTTCTCAATCGAGAAATCAACTGTTACCGCTGTTACCCGTGCTCTCAAGGCCGAGTATACGATGGAACTTGCTCAAGACTTGAAGGCAATTCATGGTCTGGATGCAGAAACAGAACTTGCTAATATTCTTAGTTCTGAAATTCTTGCAGAAATCAACCGTGAAGTTATTCGTGCTCTGTACATCACCGCTGTTGCGGGTGCTCAGGTTAATACGACAACTGCTGGTATCTTTGACTTGGATACAGACTCTAACGGACGTTGGAGTGTTGAGAAGTTTAAGGGACTAATGTTCGCTATTGAACGTGACGCCAATGCGGTTGGTCAACAGACTCGTAGGGGTAAAGGTAATATGCTTATCTGTTCGGCAGACGTTGCTTCTGCTCTTCAGATGGCTGGTGTGCTTGATTATACTCCTGCTCTTAACAACAACCTTAATGTCGATGACACTTCTGTCACTTTTGCTGGTGTAATGAATGGTCGTTTCAAGGTTTATGTTGATCCATATGCTGCTAACGTAGTTGCGAAACAGTATTACATTTGCGGTTATAAGGGAACTTCTCCTTATGATGCAGGGTTCTTCTATTGCCCATACGTTCCTCTACAGATGGTTCGTGCGGTTGGTGAGAATACCTTCCAACCCAAGATTGGTTTCAAGACTCGTTACGGAATGGCTGCTAACCCGTTTGCTGCTGCTGGTGCAGTTGCTGCTGGTGATACGGTTAATACCGATGCATCTCTTGATGCAAATACCAATGCTTGGTATCGTAGGGTTCAAGTTACAAACCTTATGTAATCATAATAAGAAACTTGACTATAAACTTAGAGGGTGCTTTTTCAGGCACCCTCTTTTTTTATTATAAATACTAATATGGCAACCACTAAAGTAATAGATAGACAACCAACAAAGTTGGACTATGCAAGCCCCACACAATTTAAATTTGGTATCAATCAATTACCGAAGGTGGAATTTTTTACGGTAACTGTAAACATTCCAGGCATTAGTTT